TGGTGTTATAGAGTAGAAGTACGTGAAACAGAAAGCAACATGGCTTGGCGTGAAGGACACAGAGAATGGGGCGAGGACTTATTCGAAGTAGACGAATAAAAATCAAATAAATAGTAATATGTATATTTAATAAAAGAGGATAATATATGGCATATAGTGATAAAGTTTTAGATCATTTTGAAAACCCTAAAAACATTGGAAGTTTTGATAAAAATGACATGAATGTTGGGACTGCTCTTGTAGGAGCCCCAGAGTGCGGTGACGTAATGAAACTTCAAATTAAAGTTGGAGAGAATAACAAAATAATTGATGCTAAATTCAAAACATTTGGGTGCGGTTCTGCAATTGCCAGTTCCAGCCTTGCCACAGAATGGGTCAAGGGTAAAAGTGTTGATGAAGCAAGTATGATACAAAATACAGAGATAGTAGAAGAATTGTCCTTACCACCGGTCAAAATTCATTGTTCGGTACTTGCAGAAGATGCAATAAAAGGCGCAATCAAAGATTATAAACAAAAAAATGAAATTACAAGCTGAAGAAATTTCTAAACTTAATGCTGAACGAGCAGGGCACCAAGCAAGGGTTCATGAGATAGACGAGATGTTATCAAAACATGAATCTGAGATAGCCCAAGAAGATGCTTCAAAATTAGTAGAATTATATAAAGAAGATACAAATACTAACAGTATTCTCGAAACATATGCAAAAGGTAACCAATGACCTTTATAGATAAATTAATAAAATATATAAAACAATTTTTTGCTATTGAACCTGTAAAAGAGGAAAAGAAATCACCTAAACCCAAAGCAAAACCAAAGAAAAAAACAAAGAAGGCAAAATAAATAGTGATTTCGTTCTCCGAAAAAGCCGCTAGTAAAGTATTAAGTATAATGAAAGATCAGAAGGTAACCGATGATACAAGAGTACGAGTAGGTGTTAAGGGAGGCGGTTGTTCTGGATTCACCTATACAGTAGATTTTGAAACTAGAAAAGGCAAATTTGATTTAGAGTTCGAGTCATTCGGTCTCAAAGTTTTAGTAGATAAAAAAAGCCACATATACATTAAAGATACAAAAATAGATTGGTCAGATAATCTAAATGACCGAGGATTAAAGTTTAATAATCCGTCAGCAAAAGGTTCGTGCGGATGTCGGACATCATTTATGTATGAACATATGGAAGCAGATAATGATAATAAACCAAGTTGGATGTGAACTTAAAATAACAGAAAAAGCGGCAGATGTTTTTAAAGAAATGATTGCTGATGAAAGTAGAAATTCCGAAGACTCGTATTTACGAGTTGGGGCTAACTCGGGAGGGTGTTCGGGTTGGAAGTATAGTTTAGATTATGAAGACACAATTGATACGTCGGACTTGATTTTTGAGCAATATGATGTTAAACTAGTAGTAGATGAATATCTTCTTAATGATATAATCGGAGATGTAGAAGTAGATTACAAAGTAGGTAATTTAGTTGAACAAGGATTTATATTTAAAAGACTGAAATATGAACATGTCTGTGGATGTGGAGAAAGTTTCACACCAATAAAGGATATTCCTGCAGACGGCAAACAACAGTTAGGCTGGAAATGAAATTAGAAGAATATAGAAAATTTGTCGATTCAGTAACAAGCGACGAATCAAAACAATACTCAAATTTTTTACATAGATTAGCAGAATTAGAACAATCGCCCGCACATATGTTGGGTAATATTAATATACCAAGACTTATTACTGCCGCTTTTGGTTTAGTATCAGAAGGCGGTGAGTTCACCGAGCAAGTGAAGAAAATTTTGTTTCAAGGAAAACCATTAAATGAGGAAGTCCGTACAAGATTAATAAAAGAATTAGGTGACGTCGCATGGTACTGGGCAAATGCCTGTACAGCATTGGATGCCGATCCTAACGAAGTATTACAAATCAATGCAGATAAACTCAAAGCAAGGTTTCCTGAAGGACATTTTACCGCTGAACGTAGCGAAAATAGACTCGACGGGGATGTATGAGTGAAAACAAAAATAAAGTAACAATTGATATTAGTGGTTATGGAGGCGAATTTGTACTAGGTACAATAACCAGCGAACAACACGAATATTGGACAGCATTAGGTGATGAAGCGTTAGAATCGTATGCTCATGATGCATTTGACTATGTCGACGAAAATAGAATTCCAGAAGATATGGATTTTATGGAAAGTGAAAATTGGCATGATTGTGATGATGTTGAACATTTATATGGATGTGATTTAGAAAGTGCTTGGATTTCCATTGACCTCCCAAATGGCGAAACCGTAACATACGATAATGCATATGAAATTAGAGACAAGTACGAAGATGAAGATGCAAATTTTGATGATATAGGCAAAGATTATTGGTTAGAAGACGAAATGATCCGTGAAGAAAAAGAATGTTATTCTCAAGAAGGAGATAATTACTGTTATGATAAAGGACATTATTTTTCAGCTTATGCAAGTGAGAAAGGTCAATTTATTTGGACAGAATTTGAACTTCCTGAAGGACACGAATTTGATGAAAGACGATTGGTATTTCATACCATTGATTTAGATGGTAGTGATTTTTTAGATCACATAAGTTATATTTTTCCCGACGATAAACCCAGCGACCCAAGTTATTTAGATAACGAAGGCGGATCAACCAATGGAAAAGGTTGGGAATGTAAGTTATTTGAAATAACTAGACCAGAAGATAATGAGGATAAAGAATGACAGAAGAAGTAAGTACAAATACCGGAAACGACAATGTTGGTGCAAGTGCAGAAGCTCATGCTGAAGCAGGTACAGAAGTTACAGATTCAAGTGTAAGTGCAAATGCAGAAGTTGGCGCAAGTGCAGAAGCTCATGCAGGAACTACTGTAGGTGGAGTTGATATGGAAGCTAGTGCATCCGTTGAAGCTGAAGCACATGCTGGAGCACATGCAGAAGTTACAGATACCGATGTAAGTGCTGGTGCATCAGTTGGTGCAAGTACAGAAGCAACAGTAGAAGCAGGCGCATCAACAACCCAAGGCGGAGTGGATATGGGTGCTTCGGTTGGAGCAACCGCTGAAACACATGCTGAAGCAGGAGTAAGTGGTCAAATTGGATTACATGGTGCAGAAGGATCTGCTGGTGCAGTTGCAGGTACAAGTGTAGGAGTTGGAGCAGAAACTTCAGTTGGAGTTGAAGAAGCATCTGTAACTGCGGGAGCTGGTGTAAGTATTGGTGCCCAAGTAGGAGCCGAAGTCGGCGGCGGCGCAACAATGGATGATGGCCATATTACTATGGGTATTGAAGGTGAAGTTGATCTAGGTATTGGTGTAGATGTTGATTTAGAAGTAGATATTAATGCGGCAAAAATTGCTGACGATGCCAAAAAGGAAGCCGATCGAGTAAAAGAACAAACTGAGGCAGCCGCAAAACAAGCACAAAAGGCCGCAGAACTTATAGCACAACAACACGCCAGAGAAGTTGCAGAAGCAACAGCCAAAGCAGAAGCGGCGGCCGAAGAAGCACAACGTCAAGCAGACGCAATTAAGAAAAAGGCGGCCGAAGAAGCACAACGTGCCGCAGAAGAAGTCAAGCGTAAAGCCGAGGAATCCGCAAAGAAAGCTCAAGAAGCAGCCGAAGCAAAGGCCAAGGAAGCCGCAAAAGTCGCGGCAGAAGCGAAAAAGCAAGCCGATAAGAAAGCGGCAGAAGCAAAGAAAGCCGCAGAAAATGCCGCAAAGAATACAAAGAAAACTGTATCTAAAACAACTAACAAGGCAAAAAAGTCTGTTACAAAAGCATTTAGTACAAAGAAAAAACATCATCATAAAAAATAAAGGAAACAATGAGTATATTACATAAAATAAAACACTTTTTTAGTGGATCTGTAAGTAATGATCCCGAAAAAGTTGCAGGAAAAGTTAAAACCCATGTTGAAAAAGTAGAAAAAAAGATTAAAAAGACACCAAAAAAAGTATATAAAGTTGAAAAAAAAGTAAAGACTACAACAAAAAAAGCAAAGACTAAAGCAAAAGGTCTTGTTAAAAAAGTTAAAAAGAAATAATTTAGAATGAGTATAAACAAAACAATTAACAGATACTGGAAAGACTGGGCAGGACTGGTTTATTTGTTTATATGCTTAATTGACTTTTTCTTTGCACCATTGGTGTGGAATATAAAAATGGAAGAGCATTGTAATGATAAAGAACGGTATCCGGTCGGAGTTAAATGTGAAGCAACTCGTTGGGAACCAATGACATTACAAATGGGCGGAATGTTTCATATGTCTTTCGCCGCCATCTTAGGAGTAGCAGGATGGAAGAAGAAAGAAGAAATGGAAGTAGAACATAAGGCTAAAAATGGGGATAGCGTTTAATCCGTTCTTTGATGTATCGGGTTTTACATTAGAAGAACTCGATACCAAACATAAAGAACTTTCTAGAAAATTAAATTCAGCATACAATGCAAATGCTCATGTTCAAGTAATTGAACATTTGCATGTGTTGATAAACATGGTGCTTGAAAGACGAACTTCGTTAATGATAAATGAACAACAAAAATTAACCGACGACAAAGCATTTGATGACATCATCGATATTGGATAAGTACAAAGATAAATTTGGCCAAGTTATTTTAAATGACGATGGGTTGTTTGAATTAATATACGGCGGCCATGCCCTTGATCATGTTAAAGCAGAAAAAACACAAAACACCGAACAATATAATTATTATATAGACGAATATGATTTAGAAAAAAATGAAATAGTATATGCAAATAACAAAGAATTAACTGAGGCACAGTTTGTAACAAAATGTGTTTCTAGTTGGTTTATGCCAGATATGTACAAAACATTAAATGTATATGAATTTATTAAAAAGTTAGTAAAAACAGACGACGAAAAACAACGAATTGCAATAGAAATGACAATGTTTGAAGAACGTAAAATGATGAATGTTTTACGATTTTTAATTTATTTGGTTGATTCTATGCGTAAAAATAAAATAGTATGGGGCGTAGGCAGAGGTAGTTCTGTTGCTAGTTACGTATTATTTTTAATAGGTATTCATAAAGTAAATAGTTTAAAATATAATTTAGATATAAAGGAGTTTTTAAAATGAGAGAAGTTGTAACTGCTAAAGGTAAAGTATTAAATATGTCTGCTCTTGCCTCTGCTAATGAAACAGAAATTGCAGTAGGTAATATGGATGTTAATGCAAGAGGAGATGTATTAAAACCAGGACGACGCGGAGAAATTATTATACAAAATGAAGAAGTTCAGCAGGCATATTACGACGCAACAAAACCTGCCAGCGAAGAAGTAAGCATCAAACAAGAACCGGTGCCTGCTAAAAAAGTAGAAAACACACAAATTAAAAAAACATATAATAAAGTAACAAAAAGAACAGGAATAGATGAACCAGGAATTGTTGATCGTCGAGTAGTTGAAAAACCCGACGGAACAGTTGTTGAAGAAATCGAATTTTCCGATGGATCTATAAAAGAAGAGGAAGTATGAAAATAACACCACTACGAGATAAAATTTTCGGAGAAATATTAGACGTAGGCGAAATAACAACAAACGCAGGAGTAATTCTACAAAGTGATGTAGGAATAGAAGTTAGACCACGATGGTTTAAAGTAACAGCAGTAGGGCCGGATGCCGCAGATATAAACAATGGAGATTATGCATTAGTTGATACCGGACGATGGTCAAAATCATTAAAACGATTATCTGATGGGAGCGAAATTAGAGACATAGAATATGATGGCGTTCTTGCAGTAGCAAATAA